CATTTTCCCCAAGCAAGATTTTGATATTCTCCCCACACCTCAAAGTCTCTCCGACTATTAACACCAGCAACCTGAGTCTCGTAAAATGGTACTTGTTTACGGCATCCTGAGTTATCACCGTTATCCTGTCCAAAAGCCCATTGGCAAAAAGGTGATGTTTTTTCATCTCTACTTTGCCTTAAATTAATACTAGAGGCAGTAAGATTTTCAAGCGTATAGCTTTCGCCACCAAGTGATTTAATTTCTCCTACATAACCTATTTGTATTTGCTCGTCTGGAAGATCCAAAAGTGAATTAGGAGGATATTGCCAATTAATAATTGCTGTGATAATTCGAGCTTCTCTAAATCTATCAGAAAAAAGTAAATTTTCGTCAATATTATCACTAAAAGCACCTCTATATTCTTGATTATCCGATTGTATTCCTAATTGTTTTTCTATTGCAGTCGGATCAAGAGCTTGCTTTGCCCGAAATACTACCCCACCAATTTTTAAGTCTTGGGAAAAATTTGTATAACCGAGCTTTTCTCCGTTTGTAAGTTCAACTAAAACGCAATAACAAAGCGTTAAAACAGGATTTGCAAAAGAATCTTCTAATCCTGAATCTTGTCGTATTCCTTCGGTAAATCTCCTAATCTGTAATTCTCCAAGTGAATAAATTTGTAAAGAGGTTTGGTTTTGGTAGCTCAAAGAAACAGAGTTTAATCGGGATAAGATTGATAAACCGTTAACTAAATCAGGATAACGAAATGTGGATCCTGACCCCTTAGCACACAACCATAGGGCAATCAAATAATCAATATCTTTTTGAGATAAAGTTTTTCTTTGTTGTAAAGAGCTAATGTCAGAAGGAATATTTCTCCGAGAAAATCTTTTCGTTTCTCCACTAGATAAGCTAATAATATTTGTCTCAAATTTAGGAGAAATTGTACACCTTTTAGTCAAATTTAAATTAAAATCGTGATTTAAATTTGGATAAAAAACATCACTAGGTAGCAATGCAATTTCAGGTTCAATTCTTGATTCTCGTAAAATTAATTTAGGGATAGAAAAAATAGCGTTATCTCTATTTTTTGTGATAGGCTGATAATCTAGTTTGTCTTCTTCAAAATGACACAATACCTTAAAAGTGCCTTCCCAAGTTAATTTTGGAATATTAGGAGGTGGATTGCTGAAAACTATTTTACCAGGAGCTACTATATATTCCGACGGTGGTATTTCTGTAGTTCCTTGATAGATTTTTAGGCTATTAATATCTGGATAAAGAATAGGTCTGTAATGAACGTTATTGCCGCAGGAATATTTTTTAATCAAAATAAATTCTGTTTTTACCCCATCGTGTTCCGGGGAAAATACTCCTTCTGTGTAGAATTCGGTAACAAGCTCGGTAGCATTTCTGCTAAACTCTGAATTATCTATATCGAAACGACAATAAACAAAATTACCATTTGGGATAAAAGAAGTCATGTTAAAATCGCTGTTTATGGTGTTCTATCAAATCCTGAATTAATTATATCAAAAGAGCAATAAACAATTTGTCCATCTACCGTATCTACAGGACGGAAACTATTAACAATATCATTGCTTAATCGACAATAAATTAGCCACTCATAATTTCCTTTTACTTGATAATCAGAAAGGTCACGATAAAGAAAATCTTTTTTTGATCCTTTCATTTCTTCATGAAAGTCAAGAATAGCATTTAAATCATCAGATTGTAATGCAGTTCGAGCAAGATTGAACACTCTAATAGGACTAGACCATTCCACTATTCGTTGTTCTGCCCCATTTGTGTTTTCTAGTAAAGAATTAGAAAACTGAATTTCTGTTTGATAGTCTTTGTCTGGAATAATAGGAAATTCAGGAATATTTACTGAGTAAGGATCATCAGGAAAATCAGCCTGATTAATGACACGAATAATGTCAATTACTGTAACATCATAAGCTAGTTTTTTGGGTTCGCTTACAGTACCAGAATAGGTGTAGTTTTTACTGGTTCTCTCTAAGGGGATTGTGTCAGCGATTGAACCAGTATAGCGAGAGTTATACTGATTAGAAGGAATAGAGAAAATACTTACTTGTTGACCGTATTTGCTAGTTATTTTCCAAAATTGACCAAATAGGTTAATTCCACCAACAATCTTTAATGTTGGTTCTTTGTCCCATGAAATCGGTATGCCAGTGCGCCAAAATATAGGATTATCTTGACTTCCATTTAAGCTTTTTTCTCTAGCAGTTCCAAAAATATGGTAATAGATCATGCTAAACTAATCCTGTAGCCCATACTCGCATTAATATTGATTCGCTCCCCATTTTTCCGACACAAATCCAATACGGATTATCGGAATCATCTGGGTCTATTCCGCTATTTCTATAGATTTGCCCGACGGGAATATCTAGGGTTGTTTTTAATAGATTAGGAGCTATGCCTATCGCTTTGTTCGGAGCGTCATGATCTCGAAGAACTAGGTCTGTGGTATTGGCTCCAGGCGTAGCCGTCTGACAAGAAATTGCGTAGTTAGCAATTGGATCGGCAATAGTACCCGGTACTGGGACGCTTATTCTTTTTCTAAAACCAGTATTTTCTACGTCAGGGCGGCCAGCACTTAAACGGAATTCGTCAGAATCAAGAAAATAGTAATAAGTATTGCGAGGAAACGCAATACCTGAATACAAAGGATTTTTTACAAAACCTATACCGCGAAAAACGTAGGAAGTAGGGGTTAAAGCATTCCCAGAATAACTACAAGCAAAAATATTTAAAGAAGAATTATTCAGTACACAATAATAAACAAAATTGGCACCTAAGTTTAAAGTAAGCGGCAGAGAAGAGTTGCTAAAATTCTCATAATTAAATACTGATTCATCTAAACTATTCGTATTCACAGTGTTCATTACCGAATGTTTAAATCTGGATTTACTAAATGCTATAGCTGGCCGAGTGAGAACTTCAGTAGGATGAGGAATTATCAAAGAAAAAGACTGCTGATCAGATCCAGCCGCACAAGTTTCTCCAAAAGAAGTATTGATCCAACTTGCAAGAGTCGGATAACTTAATGCTATTTGAGCCGAGCTAAAAGCAAAATTATTGTCCCTATAACCAAAATAGTAATTACCAACGTTATCTTGATTAGTTAAATTAGTCATGGTGTTCTATCAAATCCTGATGTATTTAAATTAAAAGCGCAATAGAGAAACTGTCCATCTACCGTATCCACAGGACGCATATCACTAATTGTAGCATTGCTTAATCGACAATAGGTAAATTCGCCGTCAGGAACAAAGGGATTAAGAAAAGGAAAAAACAACCATCTAGACATATTTTCTTCCTATAGTAAAAAATAAATGTTTCGGGCTATTAATAGCAGAAACAGCAAGTTCTACTCTGCTTCCTGTATCAAGAAGATTCCCTATTGTTACGGGAATAGTTAATCGAGTAGAAGTAATAGATAAATCGGTTAACTCAGGAACATCTATTTCATTGATTTTAACCGATATAGTAGCTGTACCAGATTCAGTTACCGCACTAAAACTTAGGATATTATACCCTCTTAATAAAGCGAAATCAAGAGGGTAGATTTGAACAATAGGAGCTTCTATATCCCCAGAGTATTGATCAAAACTAGAAACAAGTACCCAGTTTGTGCCATTAAAAAATATTGTTTCTCCAGAAACAAGAAAAACTGTTAGTCCGATAAAAGGCTGCCAGAATTTCCAAGTTCCTGTAGGCAATCCATTCAAGCCAATTACGGGATAAGCTATCTGATTAGTCTTTCCCGCCCATGCCCCAGTAGCTCCTGCGGGGACAATATAGTAGCTATCTATATTTTGAGGAACTGGGGGTGTGGCAAGGGTACGGGAAAGAATAGGCGCGGAGCCTATAGAAATAAGTCTAAATAGCTCGTTTGCTATTTGTTCTTTGTATTCCTGGGAAGATGCCAGTAATAATCCATTAGAGCCGAATATTGTCCCAGCCATCTCCGAATTCCTCTGCCATTTTATCTTTTACCCAGTTATTGTTTTCAATTTTGCAAAGACTTTTCAAGTAAGCCTCGTAATTATTCAAGTCATTTTTATTATAGTCTTTTTTGAAGATTGCGTGTAACTTCCAAGATTTAGGGGGCATCCAGTCTTTGCTTAGTCTAGGATTTTTAAATGTTTTGATCATCCATCCCCGGACACTTTCAATATGCTCACCTTTTTTGTAAGCTTGTCTGAGAGCGTACTTGTAGGCTAGGTATAATTCTCTATCTTTATCGTGAATTATAATCTCTAGTCTTTCGTTGGCGATTTGTTTTTTTTCTTTTGTTGGAAATTCATGGCCACAATGAGGGCAAATACGAGCGGAGGCGTAGGTTATTTTATTGCAATTTTCGCACTCTTTAGTCGGAGCTTGCCCTTTTTGGGTATCAGAGGACGTAGAAAGTTGAGGATAATTTACATCCTCGATAAATCCATGCCCCAGTAGCTCTACGTTTCCCGCTTGATCCAAAATCAGACAATCAACTTTATCTAACCAGCTACAAAGCCGTTGACCCCGACCAGTCATCTGAATATAAAGAGTTCTGCTCTTAGTTGGTCTAGCGTGAATAATACAAGAAATTGCGGGCAAATTAAATCCTATCCCGCAAGTATTGATATTTATAATCCCCCGCAATCCTAATTCAGCTACCTTTCTAAATATTTCTCTCCTTTCCTGCTCTGGTGTTTCGGCTGTGATAATGGCTGTGGGAACACCCCTCTCGTTAAATTCTGTACAGAGGCTTTTAGCGTGTTCCACACCCGCAGCAAAGCAAACAAATTGTCTCCCTTGACCGAGCCTGCGATACTCGGAAACCGTTGATTTTACCGCCTCAAGGCAACGAATTTCTAACTGACTAGCATCAAAGTCTCCACCATTAATTTTTACCCCTTTAGTGTTTATTTTATTTTTAGTTCCAAAGTAAACGCAACCGACAAGCGCACCCCGTTCAATCATTTCTTTTGGAGTAGGCCCAGTTACCTGAACCTCAAATATATCTCCTAGCTCTTCACGTTTCGATAACCGCCACGGGGTTGCTGTTAGACCAATTACGAGACGATTATCTACTGGTAGGGTTTTCCCCGAAAAAAGGTGCTGTTGTTTCCGAATTACTTCCCATGCTGAGTTTATTTCTTGTAATATCTCTTTTGACTCAGCGTGAACTAGACTAAGGTGTTTGCATTTTTCTTTAGCTTCCTCAAAAGTAATTTTGTAAGGTTCTATGTCCTCTCTTTCTACAGCGATACCTAATACTGCTAATTCGTCACGAATGTCTTTAATTGAGGTTGTTTGCTTACCGTTTTTAAGATTGGGAAAGCTATCTTTAAACCATTGGCAGTAAGCTGATAGATGAACTTCATCGGCTAGTATTACTTCGGGATTAAACCAAGTAATATCTCGTCCTCTAGATAAGGTTTGAGTCGTTGCAATTTGTACTAATTGGTTTCTATCTTCTTTGTAGTTACCAGCAATTACCCCAGCAGATAGTCCAAATTTCCCCAAAGTTTCTAGGGTTTGCTCAATAAGTACCGTAAAAGGTACTACGATTAAAGTCCGACGCTGCCTTTTTACAGTAGCGTCGTAGATTATTTGACAAAAAAATACTGTTTTTCCCCATCCGCAAGGGGCAACGACTAAGGCTCTTTTGTAGATTTTTAGAGCGTCATACAGTTCTCTTTTAAGAGCTTTTTGGTCATCTCTTAATTGAATTTGTGGTTTAGTCGGTACGAAAAGTGTTTGTGCTTGTAGTGCTAGTGTCATGTTTTTATTTCAGATTATATTTTGGTTTTAATAAAATCCATAGTCAATTGTAAGCAACTACCTTTTTCAACCTTTTTAGACAAATCTATTTTGATTTGTATTTCATTTTCGATAAAGTCTAAGATAGGTTTTATTATTTTTTTTGTTTCTGGTAGTAAAATATACAAATGTTTACCATCTCCCTGTATTTTTTTCCTGTTTGATTTTATTTCAACCCAACTAAGATAAGGTACAGAATTATACTCTAAAGCTAAACAAGCTTCTACTGTAACTATTAATTTTTTAGAATATTTATTTTGATATTCAATCCATACCCCGTATTGACATTGAGTTAGACTTTGACAAAAAATTTCCAGTGTTCCCTGTAGATAGGAAAATCCGTCTTCCGTCTTTATTTGCCATTCTGAGTAATTAGACTGACTAAAAGTTTCTCTACAAAAAACCTCAATTTGTTTTAATGCTTCTGTTTTGTTCATTAGCGTTAATCCTCAGCTTTAATTGTTTTGATAAAACCTAAAATAGTTTCCATTATCTTTGTTGCTTCTGGAATCAAAATATTGAACTCTTTTTTGTTTCCGCTTGGATAAAGATTATATCTTGAGGTTTCATTGTTTCTGTCAAGATTGTAGTTCCAATGCAAGACAACCAAAGACCCGCCTAACGTACCTTCTATTGTGATTTTTTCAAAGCATTTGTTTATCAATTGATATTCAGTCGAAATTTCTCGACATTCAATCAAAACTTCATACTTTTTGTTTAGTTCCATTGTTATTACCTCAAATACAAATAACTAAATCGCTGACACAAACATTGACAAATTCCTTGCAGTCGTATCGAGAATTATTGCAAGCTTGAATAATAGAGGTATTTTCTTCAACAGAAATAATCATTCCTGACCCTTTATAAAGAATACGATGACCAATAAAGTCGCTAGTTATCGGGTCGTATATTGGCTTGTTTGTAATCGAATAAACTAGATGAGAAGTATCTATTCGGATACAATTTAATTTACCACGGTTTATTACTACTTTAAAATCATCGATAACTTCAATTACCTTAGCTGGATACGTTCCTTTAGGTGGAAGTCCTAACTCTTTGTTCGTCGCCATTGTTTTAACTCTTAGTAATGTTTTTACTCTTGGATTTCATCGAGAATAAAGTTAAAAATATTTAACATTATTTTTCGAGATTGTTTGGATAATACCCAATCTTTTTCGTTCCATATTTTGTCTGTCTCATAAAGAGTAAAATCTATGTCACTATTTTTTTCAAAATTCATCCAAACGTGAAACGTGCCTAGCCAGACTATAGGAGATGATATTTTAGAAGAACCTAAAATATATTCAAATTCACGTTCTTTGTGAACCCCTAATGTTAATTCAATAAAAGAATCTGATCCATAAATATATGTTGAGTCTTTTCTTGCAGATTTGATGTCCCATCTTAGATTTGGGTATTTTTCTTTACAAAACTTAAATAGTTTTTCCGCTACTAACTGTGTGTCCATGTGTTGCTCCTATTTACTCTTGAATCTCATCGAGAATGAAATTAAAAATGTCTAGCATTACTTTTCGAGTTTCTCTGTATTTGTTATCAAAATAATCAGATTTTGACTTTCTAATATAATCAAATGCTATTTGATTCTCATAAGAATAGTTATTGTCTCTATCGTCAGGGTTTATCCATAATTCAAACGTGCCTACATGATGCGCTTCGCATGAAATACGCTTAAGCGGACTATCCAGAAAAACCTCTATTATTAATTCATCAGGAAAAAGTGGACACTGAATTATATTATTTTTAGAGTCAAAATTCCAGTCTAAATCTGAGTATTTTTCTTTACAGAAATTGAATATTTTTTCTGTTACTTGCTTTATGTCCATTTGTTACTCCTGCTGGGTAAAATTACTAGACAGAATATCTATCTAGTAATGCTAGATATTTTTAACTTCATCAAAAATGAAAGTGAAAATATCTAGCATTATTTTTCGGTATTGACTAACTAATTTCCAATTTTCTGCACTCCATAGCTCATGTCTATAATAGGCAAGATTCTCAAAAACTATAATGTCTTCATACCGATCATGACAGAACTCAGTAGGAGGATTTATCCAAATTTTAAACCTTCCTATTTGGTTATCTTGCCACTGAACACACTTAAGTCGTCTGTCTAATCCCGTACAAAAACCGTATCTAATCTCTATGCTGTCATTAGAAAAAGTTAAG